GTCTAGAAACCATTGAGCAAGTGTTTGTCAACGGAGACATGACTCAGCGTGTGCCACACAATCTCAACATCAGTTTCAACTATGTGGAAGGTGAAAGCATGATCATGGCCTTGAAACAATTGGCAGTAAGTTCAGGTTCGGCCTGTACAAGTGCCAGTCTTGAACCCAGTTATGTGCTAAGAGCCTTGGGCCGTAATGACGAACTGGCACACAGCAGTATAAGGTTTACACTGGGCCGATACACCACCGAACAAGAAATAGACTTTGCAATTGAACTGATTCAGCGCAAGATCGCTGGACTGAGAGAACTAAGTCCACTTTGGGAAATGTACAAAGACGGTGTTGATTTGGACGCCATACAGTGGGCAAGCCATTAACATGCGGTTACTAACACATGCTGATCTTCATCAAGTTTACAGCCATATTCAGGACGAAAAACCTGAACAGTTTTGGGCTATACCAGTGCTAAGAGAAGATGGACAGTTGGAAGCAGTACAAGGCATTCCTCATGATGTATTGAGTAAAATGGTAGAGTTATCAAATTATTGGTGTGGTTGGGGATTTGGAATAATTGGCCGAGAACGGGCCTTTTTACTATTTGAGGACAAGGAAGATGCTTTATTTGCAAAAATACATGTCGGAGAAAATGTCAGCAATGAGTACAATTAAATCATTTTTAGGCAAGCAAGTGGATGAAAACGCATCGTTGATCAGCGAACCATTGATTGTGTCTGCACGGCATCGCAGGGAAGAGCTAGATCAGCTAACTAAAAGACAAGTCGTAGCTTATGCTCAAAAGCATAATATTTCCATCAATTCTAGGAAGAAGAAGGAAGAGCTAATCGAAATCATTGTGAGGTCATAATATGGAACAAGTTAATATTACAGATGATGCTTATGCAAAGATCAAGGACATCATGCTAGAAACAGCAGATATCAGTGACAATGTGGCATTGCGAGTATTTGTACAAGGTGGTGGTTGTAGTGGAATGCAATATGGATTCACATTTGACGAAGAGAAAAACGAAGATGATTTCCATTTTGAAAAGAATGGTGTCAAAGTGGTCATTGATTCAATGAGTATTTCATATCTCACTGGGGCCACCATCAACTACAAAGAAGATCTTGCTGGTTCAAGTTTTGTAATTGATAATCCAGGTGCTCAATCCACTTGTGGTTGCGGTAGCAGTTTCAATCCAGGTTAATAGCATGTATTCCAAATACTATTCTATGAAATTTGAAGAGCTTATGGTTCAACAAACCCTGATTAGTAAAAAATACAACGCCGCATGGCAGGGCGGAGCAAGTCAAGAAGTGCTATCGCAATTATTGGGTCACATGGAAGCAATCAAACAAGCAATCTGGGAAATGGGTTACAAACAAAGCTACGCGGCCAGCGAAAACAAAGACAATGATCAATTCAAAGACAGCATTGCTTGACATGCCAACTACAACCATCAATGAACAAGACTTGGTAGAATTACTGTACCAAGACAAGGCTGGACAGTTGACTGTAAATTCCAGCATACTCGATCGCTACATAAACGGATGTAACGATCTTGGACAAGCACCATCATTTTATTCTCAACCATTGCCAATGACAGTAGAAGAAGCATTAAAAAATTGGAATCTTCCTGGTGATATCGCCAGTTTGGATTTAGATATATACTTTGCTGAAAAGATTAGTACAATTGAAGAAGCCCATAGGGTAGTAGAAGAATTAGAATTATTTAGAAGTCGTGGTTTAGAACCTATGCTTCGTTTTATGATTTACCTGGTTCGAATAATGAAAGAGAATAACATTATTTGGGGAGTAGGCCGAGGCAGTTCCGTTAGTTCGTTCTTGTTGTACTTGGTCGAACTGCACCAGATCAATCCAATTAAGTACAATTTAGATATTAAGGAGTTTATTAGATGAGTCAACACACGCCAAGATACAAGACCCACAAGGGTCGAGAGTTTAACATGAGTGCTTTTGCAGACAAGCACGGTGATACTCCAGCAGTTGGCAACGGTAATTTAAATGGACGAGGTGATGTTGTCGACGCCAGAGGCAATATAAAAATACCAAGCCAGAGTATTTCAAGAGCAGTATCAAACTTACAAAATAACCAAGAAAAACAAGTCAGCCTAAAAGCAGATGACACCATCAATCCGGTTAGGAATTCGCCAGTGACAGCCGACTATACGCCAACAGTAGTTGCCACTAGAAATATTACATCAATTGACGGATTTGAATCCATTGAAACCGAATACAGTGACGGCAGTATACAAGTCGCTCCAAAAGCACAACCAACTCCAACGAGCCTATAATGAAAACTATTAGACCATTGAAAGAACGCATCTTGGCCGAGTTGCTGGGATTAGAACAACGAGTAACTGCCAGTGGCATTATTATTCAAGGTGAAAATGGCAAGGACCGAGGCATCCGTCCTCGCTGGGCCCGAGTTCGTTTAGTGGGTGAAGGCATTGATTGGGTCACTCCAGGCCAATATGTATTGGTGTCACATGGCCGTTGGAGCCGACAGTTCGAATGTGAGCACAACGGTGAAACAATGAAATTGGTTCATTTAGATAACAAAGAAGTGCTGGCTGTGTCAGACGTTGATCCAATGGATGACTTTGTTGGTGTGGGCATTGACACTAGCCCAACCATGCACCGCGCAGAAGATTTCGGCGCAAATTAAAGTTGACATTTGTTTAGTATTCGTGTTATACTATTAACATGGATACTAAAACTACTCGTTGTACAACATGCGGTGACATATATTCGCCGCAATGCAATTGGCGGCAAGGACGCTGTCCCCATCACCCTAGTCTAGCAGATCAAATTATAAACGATCCTTACAAGGCCAGGTTCCTCAATCTTTTTAATGCAATTAAAAATGTCTTCAGAAGTAAGCCTTAATGACATAGTTTGGGATATTCAGAAACTTGGATATAACTGCACTGACCCACACATGGATGGATATTACCAATGGGGTCAGAAACAAAAACTGTACGAGATATTTTGGGAAGCACAGCGACAGCTAAACAAGTGCCCCGAGTTTTATGGTGAAGATGCCTGGTTGCAAGAACACAAAGAAACTGTTATACTAAACAAGTTACAGGGATACTAATTCAATGTTTGATTTTTTTAAAAAGCCAGAATATATCATGCCAGAGATCAAGCCAGTTGAAGTGCCCAAGGCCGACGAAGGCCCAGTATACCAAGTTGGTAAAACACTTGATGGTTCTATCACCTTGCGAATAGGATATACCACATTAACCATGTCAGAAGCCGGCGTAAACTCGCTTATACGATTGCTAGAGGCCGCAAAAGAAGATAACAATGAGGAGATAGCATGAGTAATCTAAGAGATTCAATTGTGTTAACTAGGGAACAAATTGAAAAGTTAAACGAATTATTGCAGTTGCATCCAGAAGTTCAAAATTTTAAACTTAGTTGGATGGCAGATTCTGGAATCGGTTTAGGCTTGTTGGTAAAATTTCAAACCTTTGATCCAGAGGACACAGTAATTGATATCACAGATGTGAGCAATTGGTAATCAACAAAGAAAGTAATTATATGACAGTAGAATCAGCAGGCGTATTTTTAGCATGTACAATTCTAACAGGAATTGGCTTAATTTTAATTGTAATGGCCATCTTGGTGGTTAACAATTTATTTGCAAAGTATTGGAAACCAGTTACTTTCACACATTACCTGTTTCCAATGATGACTGGACCAAGTCCAACTTTCATTGAGCCGCACATAGAAGAACAGCCAAAGCCTACAATGACAAAGGTACCAAAGGAAACTAAATGAAAGAATTATGGGTAGAGAAGTACCGACCAGTATCAATCAAAGATTATGTATGGATTGATAAAGATACCAAGCACATGGTAGAAACCTGGGTAAAAGATCAGTATATTCCACATCTGTTGTTGGCAGGCAATGCCGGCGCAGGCAAGACTACACTGGCAAAAGTTTTAGTCAATGAGCTGGGTGTAGACCCCAGCGAGTTCATGCACATTAATGCAAGTAGAGACAATGGTGTTGACTTCTTAAGAAACAAGATTGCCAATTTCTGTAGTACAATGGCCAATGGTCCGTTTAAGGTTGTACTGCTAGATGAAGCAGATTACATTACGCCACCAGCACAGGGCATCTTGCGTGGCATGCTTGAACAGTATCATGAGGGTGTTAGGTTTATTCTAACCTGTAACTATCCCAACAAGATTATTCCAGCCCTGCACAGTCGCTTGCAAACAATTACATTTAGAACACTGGATGAAACTCAATTTACTCGCAGACTGGCTGAGATTCTAGTAGGTGAGGGTGTTGAACTAGATGCTGAGACTTTACAAACTTATGTAAAGACCTGCTATCCAGATTTGCGTAAGGCAATTAATACTGTACAGATGCGTAGTACCAGTGGTCGTCTTGAATCACCCAAGCAAGAAGATGCAGAGAGTGACTATAAGATTGCAATGGTTGATCTGTTCCGCCAGGGTAGAATCAAAGAAGCTCGGCAACTGATCATTAAACAAATTAGTTTAGAAGAGTATCAGGACATGTATCGCTTCATGTATCGTAACTTGGACTTCTGGGGCAACGATGTAGATACACAAGATGAAGCTTTGCTATTAATTCGCAAAGGATTGGTCAATCATGGACTGGTAGCAGATCCAGAGATCAACCTGAGCGCAACATTTGTTGAACTAGAGAGATTATCGAGACGTGGATAAGATACTGCTGACAGACTGTGACGGAGTACTATTAGACTGGGAAACCAAGTTTAGAGCATTTGCAAAACGACTAGGATATCAATTAAGAGATACTGCGGTCAATGCTTACAGCACCAGCGAGCAATATAACATTAGTCCAGCGGCAGGCTCTGCATTGATTGCCAAGTTCAATGCTTCCAGCGACTTTGAGTCATTGACTCCATTCAAAGATAGTGTTGAATATATTACACAATTGAAAAATGAGAATTGGAAGATTGTTGTGATTACAACTGCCGGCGATCATCCTTGGACCTATGGCCTTCGGAAGAGTAATTTAGACCGGGTATTTGGACAAGATGCCGTTGATGAGCTACACATTTTGCCATTGCATGGAGACAAAGGTCTAAAGCTGGTTGACTATACAGATTCAAACTTGTATTGGATTGAAGACAAACCCAGCAATGCTGAGCTTGGATTTAAGTATGGACTACGCCCATTATTAATGACAAACAATCATAATTTGTCTTACACTGATTCGGTGATTAGAGTAAATACTTGGAACGAGGTATACAAAATTATAAATGGCACAACAGTTTAGAGACCCATCGCTACTGCAAGAATTTCCAAAAGAACTTGAACCCTACAAGGGTCTAATCTTCTGTCCGTTGGATTTGCCAGAGCCTCCAGAAATTGATGAGGCACGCCTGTTTGCATATATTGCCATGCGTGACGAAAGAGATCGAGGCACCTTGGCTGGATCTGTGTCTGGAGCAACCGGTCCTATCCCATTGGATCATCCTTGGCTAAGATATACAGCAAGCTGGTCAAAAGAAAAGGACACATATCCTTGGCGCCTGTTGCATTTAATGCGTAGTGACTTTGCCAATGACGGATGGGAATACTACCCAGAATTTAAAGAATGGTTGCCAGAGCTGGCCGCTTACTTTGAAAGTTTACCTGTTAGTGAATTTTACACAATGAGTTTGCTGAATCAAAAAGCAGGAACAGATGTTGGTATTCACACAGACCCAGATGTATGGTTTGGTTTACGATTCTATGCAGTTAATCGTAGCAATGCTAGAATTTTCTTTCAGAAAGCTAAGAATCCATCAGCAAAGAGATTGCTCAACTTGACCAGGAACGCAGACGGAACTGTCAAGCAGTTACCATGGTCAGACTTTGTAGAAGATGAAAAAGTTTACGGAAAGTACCCGTGTCCGCGCTTTCCATTTCACCTGACGACTACACATGCCGCTCACGGTGTCGAAGCAGTCCCCGAAGGTGACACTGATAGTCGTGTAACTGGTTTTGTTATTTGCCGAGTTCGTCCAAAAGAATATGCAGAGCTACTGGCTCGTAGTGTAAAAAAGTACAAAGACTACGCTATCTGGTGGTAATTGGGACCAAGGTCTCTTTGCCAGATATGGTAAAAACATTGAATTCTAGTTTCACCCAGCGGCACGACAACTTCGTGTTGAACATTGCCAGTTCTGACTAACCAAACTGATCCAGTTGGTTGAAACCACTCAACACTTTCATTGTTTTCAACGTCATAAAATTTCCAATGTGATTTGGGTCCAGTTTTTAAATTTACATGCACTCTCCAGGGGGTATGTGGATCAGCATGTTTGCCAATAGAAAATTTTCCATATATACGGCTTATTCTACATCTAAGGTCACTGGGTATGTTAAAATAAGAAGCTATCCGCTCTTTGAGTTGAAACATTTCGCTGTCAATCATGGTTGGATGCCATTGAGTTAAATCTCGATCACTAGTACCATTTTCATAATATGAATTTACTTCCCTAAAAGGGCCCGGAAACCCGGTGGTATATTTGGCAAAGTCTTTTGTAAGCAGTTCTCCAGTGACAGCATCTTTGGTTATTTTCATGTCCCCATTGGCGTGATCATACCAACGATGTAATCGTTCGTCTGGGGGCTTACCAGTGACAGAAATACTGAATCCAGCCGATTCGCTCTTTTGCAATTGTGACCGCAAGGAAGTTTGAAATATTATTGATGCCTCTTTATAAAGCTGGGCAAAATCTACTTCAATAGGCAGTTGGTAGACAACAGTATTAATATCTATCATACTGTATTTAGTAGGGGTTTCCCCCTACTAAATTTAATCTCCGTATATTCTTAATACTTGAGCAACAGCCGGATGTCTTTCAACATGACCAATCTCAAATTTAACGATGGCAAGCCTATTGGATTTGTTACCGTCAAGTATCTTTTCCATAAAGTCTTTTAGACCATTGTTTTCATAACCACGATCATGTTGTTCAAGATCTCCGGTTATGACAAACTTACTATTATCTCCGATACGAGTCAACAGCATTTTCATCTGGCTTTGTGTGGCGTTTTGCATTTCGTCTGCAATGATAACGCTATCTTTAAATGTACGACCACGCATGTAGGCTAGAGGAGCAACTTCTATTGTGCCTTCGGTTATCATACCTTCTATTTGTTTTGTATTCCAATACTCTCGAAACACATCAAACACAGGACGGGTCCATGGTGCCATTTTGCTCATTAAATCACCTGGTAGGAAGCCGTGTTGTTCATCAACACTGACTGCTGGTCTGGTAATAACTATGCGCTCTACTGCACCTGCCTTCAACTGCTTAACTGCCCATAAGGTAGCAATAAGGGTTTTGCCAGTGCCCGCAGGCCCTAGTGCAAATACCATATCTTTACCGGGGTTTTCTAAGTGTGCTAGATAATCTTCTTGTCGTAAATTTCGAGGTACTATTTCAACTCGCTTGTACTTGGAAGGTTTCAAATCTCTCGGATCTGTATCTCTATAATGATTTAAATCGATGACTGCGTTACCATCAAACGCCGAATTACGGTCCTGGTGGACTCGTTTTTGCTGTTTTCTCATCTTGCTCCTTTACAATATATGTTGTATTGTCGGGCTGATTTCATTGATTTTTGTGAAAATTTAGTTTTCAGCCCGGGTTAGTCAGGCTGATTCATCGCTGAACCAAAAGTATTTAATGATGATCGGCAAGTTGGGTAGGGTAATGGCAATAATAGACTAAATATCTGTCTATGCAAACACAAGACGCAATTTATAAAAACCTGGGTAATATCCACAACAGCCCCAATGTAATCGATACACTAATCGAAGTAGATCGTGTATTAGATCGCATGGATGTATATGCCTATGAAAATTGGATCAGGGGTGAAATTGTTGATGGCCCTTTTGTAGAACGCCATTGGGTAGAGTTAACACTGATGTACCCACAGAAGATGATGCCAAACCCCGACGCCGCCATGCGCCTTATTAAGAATGGTTGCAAAGTATCTTTTGGCAAGAGCAAATTTAAAACTTTTGTCAAAGTTAAAAATTCTGATGATGTCATTGCAACAGAAGATGGACAGAGAATTCCTAGGCCTGTGGAAAAAACTGTTTGGTTGGTCACATTGCGTATTCCAAAACAATTGCTTGATGTAAGCGAAGACATCAAAGACATGGATGATGTGGACTACGAAAGTGTAGAAGCCGCATACGACGAAGAGTTAGACGGTGAGCAAGGTCTACAGCAAGATGATGCAGATAGTTCAGAGGTAGAAGGCCAAGATGATCAAAAAGTATAAACTTAAAGAAAGCCTTCGCCCAGGCGATCTAAGAGATACCATTGACAGTCTCATTGAGATTGATCGCTACAAACCAAAGATTGGCACCGATGCAGATACCGTTGTGGTTGCATTCAAAGCCAATACCAAAGACGCCGCAGTGGATTTGGGTGCGTACTTGGAGTGGAGTTCGCAAAAGATTGAAGATGTAGAAGTTAGTGATGCCAGCGATAAAGATGGCAAGTTTCATGTTTACCTTGAAATAAAAAGAATGCCAGGCATAAATGAAAAGATCATTGAAATTATCAAAGATGCTGAGCATGCCATAGGCCAACTAGAATGGAAGTTTGTAGGCATGGACGGGCTTAGAAAAGATCTTGACATTGGAAATTTAAACCAAGAAATTGTACAAGATCCAAAGATGTATGCACTACCGCCAGAGAGCCGTGCATATTATTTGAGAATGAAAAATTTAACAAATTATTAATCAGTGGCCCGAGAAGATAGTTTTACAGTAGCCGGTGTTGTTACCGAGACTCTACCAAATGCAATGTTTAGAATAACCCTTGATTCTGGGCAAATGTTAATGGGTCACTTGGCAGGTCGACTGCGTGTGAATAGAATCACCATAATTATTGGTGATAAAGTTGATGTAGAAGTAAGTGTATACGACACAACAAAAGGAAGGATTGTATACAGGCACAAGGGATAAACAATTATATGTGGATACTAAGTTTTATACCTGATTCGGTTTTACATTTTTCAATATTGGTGATGTTGTTTGCTGGTGCTGGCCTTTATGCCATCACCTTTTTCTTTAGGTTTATTCCACCTCCCCTCAGTCTACAATTGGCTCCTTACAAAGGTGCTATAAGTGTACTATCAGTTGTGCTGATGGTGGCCGGCGTATATTTCTATGGAGCATATGATACTGAAATGACTTGGCGTAAACGGGTTGAAGAAACAGAAGCCAAAGTAGCAGAAGCTGAAAAGAAGTCTGTAGATGCCAATGTGCTGTTGGTAGCCGAACGCAAGAAGAAGCAGAAGGTAATCACTGAGTACGCAGTCACAGTCAAAGAGCGCATTGTAGTGAAGGAAAAGATAATTGATGCAGAGTGCAAATTGACACCAGATGCTGTGCAGTTATTCAATGAAGCGGCCACCAATCCAACCAAAGCCACAGGAATTAAAAAATGAGATATCTATTGATCATTTCATTATTTTCATGCTTGGTAGGTTGCACTACTGTAGTGCCAGTGGTTGCAAAGTTTCCAACTGCCCCTGCAGAATTGATGGAAGCGTGTCCAGATTTAAAATTAATTGAACCGGGCACAACCAAGTTGAGTACTGCATTGGCAGTTGTTGCAGACAACTACAGTCTGTACTATCAATGCCAACTCAAAGTTGAAAATTGGATCGAGTGGCATAATACCCAAAAGAAGATCTTCGACAGCATTAAATAAACACTTGACAGCGACCCAGAAAGGTGTTAAACTGTAAGTGATGAATCCCTATCAAATTTTAGGCCTTAAACCCGGCGCCAGCGATGAAGATGTTAAAAAGTCCTATCGCAAACTGGCAATGAAGCACCATCCTGACCGCGGTGGCGACGAAGCTGAATTTAAAAAAATAAAAGAAGCCTACGAGACTTTGATCAACAGTGGTGGTTCAACTCCGTTTGGATTCTCTGATCAACACTTTGATCCAGACAGCACAGGCTTTCGTGATTTTGGCGACATGTTCAGTAAGATGCGGAGACCCGGTGGTTTCAACTTTAATTTTGAGCCAGGTGCTGTAAAAAATCCAGACATCACAGTTGGCATGCCATGCACACTAGAAGAAGCATTCCATGGCTTTACCAAGGTCATTAACTTTCAAGTGCCAAGCGGCGAGTTTAGACAATTAGAAGTGACATTCCCGCCAGGCTGTACAAAAGATGTCAAGATACGATTTACCGGTGAAGGTGGCCGAGTATCTGACAGGTTGCCCGCTGGTGACTTGTATGTTAAACTAAACATAAGTGATCATTCATTTTGGAAATTGGATAGAGTTGATTTGATTGGGACCATTAAAATTTCAGTCTGGCAAGCAATGTTTGGCACTACCATTGGCTTGACGGAAATTGACGGAACTGCTATTGAAGTTACAATTCCTGCTGGCACACAACCCGGATCTCAGTTGCGTCTAAGAGGAAAAGGATTCAGCGCCAGAGGAACCAATGCAAGAGGCAATGCTTTTATTGAAATTAAGGTTGAGCTACCCAAGTTAAACGAAGATGATAAACAACGACCCATTGTTGACTTTATTAATAAAACATAGTAAAATAATCATATGATAGAATTAGTAAATGATGACCATCCGATTCTGGCCGCAGTGATGCCAACAGCAACCGATGAACTAAACCTGGAAGCACTCAGCAAAGACATGTTTTTGCTGATGTGGAGCAGTGGTGGTATTGGCATGGCAGCACCACAGGTGGGCTTGGCTGTACGAATGTTTGTAATGGGGCCACAAAGCGGTCCCAACTTTGTGTGTATCAATCCTGAAATTGTTGAGCATGGCCCAGATGTTATGAATCTAGAAGGGTGTTTATCATTTCCTGGTTTGTGGTTAAATATCAAGAGGCCAGAGTGGGTGCATGCTCGATATCGTACGCTCAATGGGGAAACAGTTGAACAACGGTTTGATGGACTGCTGGCAAGATGTTATATACATGAGTTAGACCATTTAAATGGTGTGACATTTGTAAGCAAGGCCAAGCCATTGAGTTTGCGGCTTGCCAAAGAAAGACAGCGAAAAGAATTGCGTAAACAAAAAAGGGTATTATGAGTCAAGAAGAGAACAACAGTCGCATTAACGAAGTCATTGCTCGTGCATTTCAAGAAGCACTGAGCCGTGAGCATGAGTATGTTACATTAGAACATATTCTTCGTGTGATGCTGGATGAAGATGAAGTTCGAGATATCCTTAGCGAACTGCAAATGGATGTTCCTGCATTGAAAGAAGAAATTGATCTTTGGCTAAGAGGACAAGAAGATATTCGTGTGGATGGAATTACCAAGCCACGCAAAACTGCCACCTTAGAGCGTTGTTTTAATCGTGCATACACACAGGCCATTTTTACAGGCCGTGGACACATGGAACCCATTGACCTGTTGATCAGTATCACCAGCGAAAAGAACAGCCACGCCAACTTCTTTTTGGCCAAGCATGGCATCAACAAAGAAGCATTGATTGGATATGTTGGGCGTCTCAAAGATGGCCGAAGCAAAGAAAGTAAAGTTGCAAAGAAGCGTGATAGCGAAAAGATTCTGACCAAGTACACCACCAACTTGAACAAGAGCGCAGAAAAACAACTGATTGATCCCTTAATTGGTCGAGAGAAAGAAGTGTTCCGTCTTGCACAAACACTTACTCGTAAAAAGAAAAATAATGTAATCATGGTAGGTGAGCCTGGTGTGGGTAAGACTGCCATTGTTGAAGGTCTTGCAGTGGCAATGATTCGCAACGAAGTTCCTGAAGTATTAAAGAAGAAAACAATTTACAGCTTGGACCTTGGCAAGTTGTTGGCAGGCACACGATATCGCGGCGACTTCGAAGAGCGTATGCAACATGTGCTTGAAGCACTGGAAGAACGAGACGATGCCATTTTGTTCATTGATGAAATACACATGATCATGGGTGCAGGTGCTGGCGGCCAAGGTAGCATGGATGTAGCAAACATGCTCAAGCCCAGTTTAGAAAAAGGCAAATTGCGTTGCATTGGTAGCACAACATATGAAGAGTTTCGCGAGAACTTTGAGAAAGACCGTGCCCTACTGCGCCGCTTTACCAAAGTTGACATCAATGAACCTTCGGTGGAAGAAACCAAACTGATGTTGCGTCGAATTGCGCCGTTGTATGCCGCTTATCATAAACTTGACATCAAAGAAGGTGCAATTGATTTAGCAATTGATTTGTCAATGAAATACATGCTGGACAAGAAACTGCCCGACAAAGCAATTGATATCATTGATGCGGCTATGGCCCGTCTGCGTGTTACAAATACGCCAGAAGGAACTGAAACTACCAAAGACAACATTCGTCAAGAAATTAGTGATATCACTCGTGTGCCAATTGAACAGTTGGGCGAACAGAAGAATGTTGCAGTCACTGACTTAGAAAGCCGTATGCGTACAAATGTGTTTGGGCAAGACAATGCAATTGAACGCCTGATGAACATGGTGTATATTGCCAAGTCGGGATTGAAAGAAGTAAATCGTCCAATGGCCAACTTCTTGTTTGTAGGACCAACTGGCACTGGTAAAACTGAACTGGCACAACAGCTATCCATTGGGCTGGGCATGGAACTTGTGCGTTTTGACATGAGTGAATATCGTGAACCGCATAAGATTGCCAGCTTGATTGGTAGCCCTCCGGGTTATGTTGGATACGGCGAAGGCAAAGCAGGTTCAGGTAAATTGATCAACGAACTTGAGCGTGTGCCCAATTGCGTATTGCTGTTTGACGAAATTGAAAAAGCTCACCCAGATGTGATCCAAGTCTTGCTGGGCTTGATGGACAATGGTATTGTCACAGGCAGTGACAACAAACAAGCCAGTGCTCGTAATGCCTTTGTCATTATGACATCAAACTTGGGTGCTGTTGACAGTGAACGACAAGTGATTGGATTTGGTGGAGGTCTAAACAACGATGCCAGTGAAGAAGCAGTGAAGAAATTCTTTGCACCAGAGTTCCGCAATCGTTTGGATGCAGTTGTTAAATTCAATCGTTTGGGGCAGGATATTATCCGCAGAATTGCAGATAAGTTTATGACACAGATTCGCGAGCAGTTGGAAACACAAGGACAATCGATTGTGTATGATGATAGTGCATTGGATTATCTTGCCGCACATGGTTACAGTGAAACAATGGGTGCTAGACCAATGAAGAGATTGATCAACGAAGAAATTCGTTTGCCAATTGCCAAACGGATCATCAAGGAAGGACTTGATCTTCATCACATTGGCGCCAAAGATGACAGTTTAGTTATTAGTTAATGAAACAAAATTACACACAAAAATTGTTCTGGAAACGCTGGCCTTACAAGGTAATTGTTGCAATTACGCCAGCTCGTAAAACTACCTATATCAATCATTCGTTCAGAATGACCGACGAAGAAAGGCAAGAACGAGCCAAAGATATCAATATGATCACCAAGTGGTGCAAAGCAAGATTTCCCGAAGCTGGTCTTCGCCGTGAAGGCAATTTAAGTGTTTTTCTAGATACCGAACAAGAAATGAATGATGTAGTTGAATCTTGGAAAGACCGAGTCATTGCAACTTGGTCTCCAGAAAGTGAATCAGCATTGGACTTGCTTAAAACACATACCTATGATGTTGTCAGAGCTAGGCCCTGGTACGGTAAATTTCCTATTAGAGCCCGTATCAATTACGATGACAACTTTAGATTAAAAGCAGTAGATAACTTTAGATCTGCGGTGTTATCATTGGACAACAGCGATTGGTTTTGTGCAGGGCTGTTGAAGAAACTGATTTACAATGATGTTTTGCCAAGGACATATGGATGGGGACAACCTCTTCATTTATACCTTGCAAGCCAGGATGATGCCGCAATGCTACGCCTACAACTGGGTGATTATATCACAAGATTTGAAAGAATCAGAGCACCAGACTAGAAAAGTACTAAGCTAAATCAATGAGCCTCCGCTAAATACAGCTGGAGGCTTTTTAATGGCTAAAATACAAGAAGAACTCATCGTTATCAAATTAAGCAAGCTACACAAGGACAGCAATGCAGATGTACCGGCAATTGCTGGCGCTGAAATTGTTGCAGGTTTAGAACAAGTGGCACAAGAGCTGGTTGGTAAAGATGTAATCGTTGAAATTATTCAGGAGTAACAATGGGTACACACAACATGCTCATTGACAATGCACAGTTGGATCAAACTGGGCCAGCAGTTCGTGCTGACGGATATTATGGGTATGCAGATGGTATGCATACTGTTGCATTCTATATTAAAAATTTCAAAGGAAATTTAATCATAGAAGCATCATTGAGTGATAAACCACAAGAAAGTGATTGGTTTCCAATTGGGCTAGGTCCAAACGGAACATCATTTTATAGTGTTGATGGGCCAGAAACCAGGGTTGAAAGCTTCAACATTGTTGGAAATTTCGTATATCTAAGAGCTAGAATACATAGAAGTCATCTGGGACTAAATGTCCAGCAAGTAGGCACTTGTGAACGAGTAGTTCTCAGCCTATAAGGGAATAACAGGAGAAATAAAATGGCGATTAACGCATCTTCAGGAGGACAACTACAAGGTGGAACAGGTGGTGGCGGAGGCCTTACACAAGAAGACGTCCAAGACATTGTAGCAGACCAAATTGAAGTAGGCAACGATATCAATATCGGCCTACAAGCTACCTATGATGACCAAACTGGTAAACTTGTTTTAAGTCTAGCTGGCGCAACAGGCGGTGGCGGCAGTGGAACAAACATTATTGTAAAAGAAAATGGAACCGCTCGAGGAACCGCAACAACATTGAATTTTGTTGGACCCAGTGTTGATCTAACAAACAATGTTGCTACAATTACCGGTGGCCTAGATTCTGTTTCAATATATGAGAATACTGCGAACCGCGGGAATTTTACAAGTATTAATTTTGTCAGTGGCGCAACTGTTACAGTCCTGGATGGCACAGCAAATGTCACCATCACTGGCGGTGGCGGTGGTGGGGGCAGTGGTGACTTTAGTGGAAACTACAATGACTTGACCAACAAGCCAACTCTGTTCAGTGGTAGCTATACAGACTTGACCAACAAGCCAACGCCGTTCAGTGGGAACTACAGTGATTTATCTGGTAAGCCAACGCTGTTCAGCGGCAACTATAGTGATTTATCTGGTAGACCAACGGTGCCTACTGATGTAAGTCAACTAACAGACTCACAAAATTTAATAGACAGTTACACATTACCAACTGCCAGTACCAGTGTACTGGGTGGTGTCCGAGTTGACGGCTCTACTATTTTAATCAGCAATGGTGTTATCAGTTCTGTTGGTGGCACAGGTGGTGGTGTTACATTAAGTGATGTTGGCACATACCTAAGCAACAACGGATATGCCACACAAACTTATGTTACAGGCCAAGTAGACAATTTAATCAATGGTGCTCCAGGAGCATTGAATACACTAAACGAATTGGCCGCGGCCATTGCCAGCAATCCAAGTTTTGCAACAGACCTTACAAGTACTCTAGCCGGTAAGGTAAACTTGTCAGGTGGTACAATGACCGGAGCATTGACACTGTCAGGTGCCCCCACAATAGATTTACAGGCCGCAACCAAGAAATATGTTGATGATAGCATTGGTGCAATTCCTACTCCAACAACCAACTTAGATGCCTTAACTGATGTCATTACAACAGGTGCAACAGCTGGTCAAATTTTAGGATGGAATGGCAATCATTGGGTTCCTGTTGCCAACAGTGGAGCCAAAGGTGATACAGGTTCTGCAGGCCCAGCTGGTAGCGCAGGCACAGCAGGTTTAAGTATCAGTGCCGCCACAGTAACATTGGCAGGTCGCTTACAATTAACATTGACAGACAACAGCGTTGTTGATGCTGGTAATGTATCTGGTATTAAATCAGCCACTGTAAATGGCAGTGGCAATTTAATCTTAACAAAACAAGATAACACCACAGTTGATGCTGGCAATGTAATTGGGCCACAAGGCGCCACAGGTGCTCAAGGTATACAAGGTGTCACAGGCGACACAGGTAGTCAAGGACCTGCTGGTTTATCAGTAACATCAGCAAGTGTAAACAGCTTTGGTCGTTTATTAATTGTTAAATCAGACAACTCAACAGTTGATGCTGGTAGTGTAGTTGGACCACAGGGCGTCCAAGGTATCAAAGGTGATACAGGTGAAGCTGGTGCCACAGGACCTGCTGGTTCAAATGGTACCAGTGGATCAAATGGTGTAGGTATCACAACTGCCGCAGTCGATGGCAGTGGCCGCTTGATCATTATAAAAACAGATTCTACAACAGTAGATGCTGGTAGTGTAGTTGGACCAACTGGCACACAAGGTACAGCAGGTGCCCAAGGTCCGCAAGGTTCAACTGGTGCTACAGGACTTGGAATTTACAGCGTAGTAGTTGACGGTGACGGCAACTTACAAGTCACATTGACAGACGCTACCACTGCCAATGCCGGTAGTGTTATTGGACCTCAAGGACCGCAAGGTGCCGCAGGTCCTGCGGGACGAAGCATTGCCAATGGTGGCGTAGTAGTTGATGCTGGTGGCAATTTACAAGTCACATTGACAGACGGTGTTACAATTAATGCAGGTGGAGTAGTTGGACCACAAGGTAGCACAGGTTCACAGGGTATACAGGGTATTCAAGGTGTCAAAGGCGACACAGGTGATACAGGAGCCACAGGTGCCACAGGTACCAGCTACACAGTCAATGGCAAAGTTGGTAGTGTTCAAGTATACGGCCTAGGTGCTACAACACAAAGCGGATACGATTTAGAAGTTGATTTGTCTAACAAGGCAAACAAACTAACAACGGCAAGAAACATTGCGTTGACAGGTAAAGTAACTGGTTTAGTAAGTTTTGATGGTAGTGCCAATATAAGCATGACAACTGCCATCAGCGGTGTTACATCTAGTGACGTCACTGAAGGTACCAGATTATACTACACAGATTCTAGGGCGCAACAAGCTATTAGTTCACTTAGTGATAGCAATATTACTAGTTTGATCAGCTATGACAACTCAACTGGTCAAATAAAGTATCGTGCCAACACAAGTTATATTACTGAAGGCAGTAACCTATATTTTACCAACACTCGTGCAGATGCCCGTGCAGATGTGCGTATTGGTGCTTCAAGCATTAATGCATTGTCAGACGTTGATACAGTCACAGCGGCACCAACTAATGGTCAAGTATTGACCTGGACAGGTAGTGCATGGACTCCTGCAACATCAAGTGGTGGTGGCGCAGGCGCAGTATCAAGTGTCAATGCCAAAACAGGTATTGTTGTTTTAAACACTGACGATGTCACTGAAGGTTCTGCCAATCAATATTTTACCAACACTCGTTGGGACAACAGATTGGCGGCCAAGACAACAGACAACTTAAATCAAGGTACATCAAACAAATATTTCAGCGATAGTCTTGCTCGTAACGCATTGGCCGCAGGAACTGGTATAAGTTACAATAGTGCCAGTGGTACATTCAGTATCAATGCCACAACCAGCAATGTCACAGAAGGCAGTAACTTATACTATACCAACACAAGATTTGATACACGAATTGGCCAAAGTAATTTATCACAACTGGCTGATGTTGCAGACACAACTCCTACCACAGGTCAAGCACTGGTATGGGACGGTGGAGCATGGGCCCCAAGTACTGTCAGCAGTAGTGGAGGTGGTGGAAGCGGCAGCAGTTCTGGTATCTTCCGAGCCGCTGTTCAAGTCAATTATGATGCTTCTGGCAACCTATCAAGTGTCAGCGTATTAAATGGTGGTATTAGTGCCGCGATTGCTACTGCGGCGTCAGCAACTGCCACAGTGACATTTACATTTACTGGAAGCGTATGTTTACCACTTGGTGTACAAGTCTACGGTTATCAGCAAGCAGGTAACATTTATGTTACTCGTGCTATCTCAAGTGATTATACTGTAAGAACAGTGGCTGGTGGCGGTAGCTCTGGTAGTCCAACAGCATTCTCATCATTCAGTTCAAGTACACACCAAATGACAATCAGCTTAACCAAAGCATTATCGGGATCTAGTGCGAGTCTAGGCCAAATAACACATTGCGTTGTGCAATTTGTGTTGGCAAATGCTTAATAGGAGTAGCAATGTCAATTAATGCATGGAAAACCAGCTTCATTGGAATTAATAAACCTCCCAAGGTTATGGCGGCCACAGCCGACGCATTTGTTCCAGTGGCGCTTTGGCCTCATGCCAATGATCCAACTGATCCTTATTGGTCTGGTGGTTCTAATCCCCAAGCCTATCGATGGCAAGTTGATTTTACAGTTGGTGCAACCAGTCAAGGCAGTAACTTAACTAGAACCCCGTTTACATTCACTGCACAAGATATCGAAGTCGGTGACTTTGTTGCAGGTACCCAAGATGGCAAAGTGGTTGAAATCATCAGCATCTTGGCAAAAACAGATTCTACTATAACTGCAATTGTAGAAGACCGATTGCGTTATAATACATTCAGAGACCCAACTGGCTTTGGCCTGTTTGGATGTCCTGGTGCTGTAATTTTCTTCCAAATCAATGAGCTTGGATTGCCAATGCTGGATCCATTGCCTGGACAGGCTAGTGTAAACTTTTTTAGTGATGTTCAAAGTAGATTCCAATACATGAATCCGTTGACCAACTACACATTGTCAAAAGAAAATCATGGGTTGAAAACTGGACAGCCAATCAGCATTGTCAATGGCACATTTGAAATCACCAATGCAGACAATGCTAAAAAGTACATTGGCACAGTGATATATCCAGGGCCTGGACCACATCAATTTATTCTAAGACCCAGCAACGGTATCATTGACTTTGCTCCAGGTCTTCCTGGCATCATTGGCGACTTTATCTATCCTGCCGCTGATGGTTCAGGCGCTCTTACCACAGACTCGGCCAGTAATAAACCTATTTTTATCAAACTATCCAACGCCATTCAAACTATAACAACAGGCACAGGTATTGATCCAACTGGAACAGATGGTGATGTGGTATTAATTAATCGTGTGCCGTTGACATTGCAAGGCAGTGGCACTGGAACATACAATCTAGATGAAGCCATTGCGCTGATCAATGTGGCCACTGTGGATACAAATATCACAGCAATTAAAGTGGGTGCATCAAATCAAATTGTAAGTGACACAGTCACATATCCAACACCGTATGGATTGATTGCTGGTTATGTTCCTTTTAGTGCCAGTATCAACGGCATCACCGTGAACTTTACAACAACAGCTTCTGGATCTGTACAATACGGTCCGGGCATTGCAATTGGTGTTGACATGATACAGGACATCAACACAGCAAGAATTCCAGATATTTCAACTGGCATTGATGCAAACGGAAATATTGTTATAACAGAAACAGCAGGTGGAGCAATTACCATTGTCAACATTGCAAACGATGCGAACGGCAATCCTTTTGCCGGGGCGAATGGTGTGAGTGCATTGCCAGAAACAACTCCTGCAAATACAACAACCAGCGCATTGCGTTTGTACCGAGATGATGGTGGTCCAATGACCTTGGTAGATAGTCAAGGACAATTTTTTAGTACCGCAGGTGTAATGAGTGGACAAACAGGTCGCTATGCAATTGGTTTAAATGTTGAGCAGGGCCTACGAGCCAACTCAACCACTACAGTTCCTACAATTGCGGCCAGAGATGCATTGAGCACTTTACCTGGTGATCAAGCCTGGGTAATAGATGCAGGCCACGGTGAATGGGCATTGTATCTCTGGGATGGTAATGTATGGCAAGAAGTGACAAACCAGCGCAGTAAAGAAACTGATGCAAGAACAATCAGTCAACAAATCACTTTACCTGGTGCAACTACAAACATTGGTACAATTACCCAAGGTAGAAGAATACTAAATGTCAGTGTATCAGTTACAACCGCATTGGTTGATGCACCAGCGTTTGACATCACTGTTGATGGCGCAAGTGTTTGGCGATATATCCATAATGGTGCCACTGGTGTTGGAACATACACAGTTGAATCAGAATTAGTTACATCGGCCAGGGCCAATGTAGTGGTAGCTATTCCAAGCAATACTGCCACAGGAACATTTAAGGTTGAGGTGACCTATGTCTAAGAAATTCAATAACGCACATGGAACTACATCAAGTGAATTTAATCTTGGTGTTGGTTTTGGCACAAATTTAAGAAGCTATGTGCTATTTGCCGAAAGCAATGGCGTAAATCCAATTGTGGCCGGTGATAGATTTGAAGATACCATTGAGCTGACTGGAGTTGAATTTTTTGATCTGAGAATGCTTGCAACTGACTCAGCTGGAAATATTGCCACTAAACAAATCAGAGGAACTGTTTCACCAGGCGGCACAGTTTACAAAGTAGAAGATATATTTCAAGAAACAGCTGAAGCAGATGTAGAATTAGTAATAGCCGGAAATGTCTTAAATATAACATGTGCCAAAGGACTGGTTCCTTTGACTTACAACATTTACATTTCGTTATTAAGGGCAGGATAAAATGGAAATCAGAATCTCAGAATTAGGTTTAGTAACCACACTTCAGAATGCAGACTTTCTTGCAACTGTCCAGGATGGCGTAACATCTAAAATTACTGGCAACGAAGTTGCCTTCAGCGTTAAGTCAATTGCAAACTTGGCAGATGTGGTGTATGTTGATACATCTATTGCAACGGCCATTGCCAATTTGATTGATGGTGCACCACAGATGCTGGATACTCTTAGAGAGTTGGCAGATGCAATGAACAACAACCCAGAGTTCTACAACGAACTACAAAGTGCAATTAACAACTCTGTTCAAGAGTCTGAATTCCAGGAATATTTTGATAATGCATTTGCTGGAAAGAACACATACCACTTGGTAGAAGGTAGCAACTTATATTATACACCACAGCGTGTACTGGATTTACTGGCACCGCAGATCACCACTGAACTATTGAATGTCAAAGATATTGTATTCACTGGTACAGGTATTGTAGATATCAACAGTGGCAACGACTTGCAATTAAATGCCGCTGGTGAAATCTTCATCAATGGTAAAACTACAGAACAGCGAGTGCTTGATGTTGTTGTTCCGCTGATTCCAACCAGCATTTTTGATTTAGGTGTCCCAGAAGTTAGTACGCCTGAAAACATTCCTGGATATCTTTATTACAATGGCACTGATCTGAGTTGGAAAGCACCTCCACCACCTAACAGATTAGTAAATGGCGAATACCAAGTGGTGCTTGGTGCCGATGGTACCGTATCATTGTCAAGTGGCAGTAACATTTACGATGACGGTGGTGCATTAAGATTTGATGCCAATAAGAATATACAATTAAGTGCGTATGAATCGGGCGCACCAGCAACTTGGACATTTGGCACAGATGGTAGGCTAGCATTGCCAGCAGGTGGAGACATTGTTGACAGTACTGGTGCCAGTGTACTGTTTGTCGCTCTAGACCTATTCAGTGGCAGTTACGCCGACTTAACTAACAAGCCTACGCTGTTCAGTGGATCATACAATGATCTGACCAACAAGCCAACTGCTCCAACATTTACAAGTGTAACAGCCACAGACTTAAATGTAGAAAATATCACATTTACAGGTGCTGGTCCTGTATCGTTTACCAGTGGAAATGATTTAGCGTTTGTAGCGTCAGGTAATATAACATTCAATGGCAATGAATTGGCCACTGTAGCAACTAGTGGTAGTTACAACGACTTAACCAATAAACCAACTATTGTAGAAAAAACTACAGGGTCTTGGACACTGGCCGCAGGCGCTAACACAGTAAGTCTCACAGTACCAATAAACGGTACTTACTCTATATGGGTCAACGGTAATATTCCCAATGGTATTGTTTCATATACCGCTACAGTAGTTGTGACTAACACTAATGTGCCGGTACTAGGCAGTAGTTATGGTTGGTATTATGTAGACGGCAATGCTCTAGTGCTCACCGCAATACCCGATCAAGTTGTTGGAACTGCCAATGGTATTAGCACCGCTGTGGTTGCCACCACAACTGCCAATGTGTTTACCTTTGGCATTACTAATAACAGTGGCTCTGACCAAGTGGTTAACTGGGGCTATACTAAACTTTAAGAACAAGGAATAACAAATGCGTGAATATATCATTACAGTAAAAGACCCAGCAGTATGGGACACAAGTCTTTGGAACGAATTGACCATCAATGGCCTAGGTGATAACTTTATCCCCAAGCGAGCAATTGAAGTTTTAAACGAGCGACCATTCAATGAATTTATGGCACACTTCAACTTGACAGATGAAGAAGCGGAAGAAATTAGACAAGATGATAGAATAGCATTTGTTGAACTACAAGCAGACTTACACCCAGAAGTAAAAAAAGAACACTTTGGTACCAGACCAACAGCAACATATGACAAAAGTGGCACAACCACTGCCACAATGAAAAACTGGGGGTTACTTCGATCCAGTAGACCAGCAAATCCATTTGCCTCCTCCACCTCAGTAAGTGCTGATTTCGCATATAACTTGGATGGCACAGGTGTCGACATCATTGTCATGGACAGCGGTGTCAATGCAGGTCATCCTGAATTTGCAGTCAACCCAGATGGCACCGGCGGAAGTCGAGTTGTTGATTTTAATTGGGCCAGTTTAGGTGTTCCGGGAACAGCCAGTGCTGCCAGCATAGGTGGTTACTTAGGCGATGCCGACGGACACGGAAGTCACTGTACCGGCATTGCGGCTGGCAACACACATGGTTGGGCCCCGGGTGCCGCAATTTATAGTTTGAGAATTTTTGACGGTAATAACATCATGGGCGGAGGTTACCTGGGTGCAATCAACAGTGACATTGCATTTGACATTGTCAAACAATTCCACTTGACAAAACGGGCGGCTGGCAACATGCGTCCTACAATTTGCACAAACTCGTGGGGCTATCGATCAACATACAGTGGTATGACTTCAACAGTATACCGCGGCGTATCTTACCCTGGATCCAGTGCAAATTCTGCCCGTGGCCAGGTCAATTACCTTCATCCGTATGTTGTAAATTATCTTGATGTCAGTGCAACAAGCTGTTCCAATGCAGGTGTTATACTAGTTGGTGCCGCTGGCAACTATCTGCATAAAATTGATGTGCCTGGTGGACTTGACTATGATAATTATTACATTGGTTATGGCGAGACAACATACTATCACAGAGGCAGTAGTCCAACTCGTGCTGATGGTTTTATCAATGTGGGTGCTATTGACAACTCAATTGTAGAACAAAAAGTATACTTCAGTGAAACTGGACCGCGTGTGGATGTGTATTCCGCTGGCACCAGTATTATGAGTGCGCTGAGTTCGAACTACTCTCCAACTGTGGCTGATCCTCGAAATACAGCACACAGATTGGGTAAAATTTCAGGCACCAGCATGGCATGCCCACAAGTGACAGGCGTACTTGCAACAGTGCTACAAGCTCGACCCGCAATGACTCCTGCCGAAGCCAAACAGTTCTTGATTGACCATTCTGTTAAGAACGCCCTGGTAGAAGGTAGTAGCACTGCCTACACCAGTACCACATACTTGCAAGGTGGCGCCAATAGGATATTGCAAACTCCGTTTACCAGTCCCAATCGAGGCGGCATCACCAGCTAACTCATGCGTCTATAAATAGACGCATGACACTTACAAATCTATTTCATGGTAAAGTAATATTATGGAAAACATGAAACATTACATTAAAGTTAGTGTATCCAGAGAACTGACTGACAAAGAATTTGAAGAGCTGACAGATATCATTGAAGACGAAGTGGGTGACATTGTTGCCAGTGATGATGTTCACGAATACCCAGACGACAATAGACAAATTTGCTATCTGTTTGAATTGGGCACAGCCATAGAGAATTGTGAAAACGGTCCAAGTGCTTTTGAAATTGTGCAGTTTGAAATTGATCAAATGTTACCTGACCGTGTCAAATGGGACATTGAGTCGCAATGAAATATTCGCCAGCGGCGTTGAGACTACTGGGTTACAATTTAAGAAGTCATGTGTGGGAAGATTTTGTTGCCAACACCATGCAGACTTGGTTTAAATTCAGCATTGATCATGTTGAAAGCAATTTTGCATGGTACACGCTGAGCTTGCATAAAAACGCATTAAACCTCACACATGGTGGTGCATTGATGACATACATGGACTATTGCATGGCGGCCCATATTTGGGACCTAACTGGTGGCAAGCAGGCAGTTACTACACAAATGTCAAATAAATTTATTCGGCCCGCCAGGATCGGAAGATGGTTGTTTGGTCGGGTACAACTGGTTGAACAAAATGACACTATTATTTTACATGGAGAGATTCATGCCAATGATCCTGATGGCATGTTGATCCTGGCCAGCCAAGGTGAATTTATTTTACCAAAATCAACAGAAAGACTTGACATTCTAATTTAAACTGCTATAATAGCTGTATAGACATTTAAACTTCTGAGGAACAATATGAAAATTAATTTACGCAAGGCCAGTGTGGTCCAGCAAACAATCATTGACGAAATCAAGCGTCTGGGCAATGAAAAAACAACTGTCAGTGTGAGCTTGTTTGCTGACAATGTGGCCAATCTATTGAATGCACAGTTAGAAAAAGTAATTGCAAATAACCAACGAGTTGGCCGCTTGCTGGATGCAAACCGTTACCTTCGTGCAACTGTGGCAAAGAAAAATGCCGAAGTTGGCATCACCGATTACCTAGCAGAAGATGCATTCTTGGCCAGTGCCGAAAGTCGTGTGCGTCAGATTACTGAACTTGAAGTTCGTCCTGATCTGTCTGCACTTGAAAAAGAAATTCAAGCTCGTAGTGCCAACACTGGCAACGAGCGAAGCATATACGGTCGTGACTACAACATTGAAGTGCATGTGGCTCTGCCTGAGACTGTGGCAGAAGCCAAAGCAGAACTGGCTCGCATTCAAAAGCGTCGACGCAAGATCAAGGACGAGATGGTCACCATCAATGTCCGCACAGAGTTTGAAGTAGCCGAACAGGTAGCACTTGTGCTGACTGACCTCGGTCTAGACTAAGACTGCCACACTTGGTCCAGGGTAGGAGATGAAAATACTTCATCTTAATTGATGAAAACCTACTGGCTTAGTCTGAAAAACTAATTCCAAATTGTCTTGCTTAGGCATCAAAAACCACTTTGATGTTTGATGTGATGCCTAAGCAAAAGACCCATGTTTGATATTAGCTATTTGATCTTTGCTGTTTGACTATTTTCATTTCGTCCCTGCTTCGTGGCACTATTAATATGAACAGTTTAGAAAAAGTATGGGCCAGAGCTACTGGTCATTTGATGGGCCAAACAGATGACGACCGGCCCGATGTACCTATTCTTACCAAGCAAGAAGCTAGAATTGCCTTGACTTTGAAGACATTTTGGGTTATAATACATGTAATCACTTGTTTGTTCATTTGTGCTAACGTCATACATCATTGGTAGGAGTTATTATGGGTCGTGTAGGTTTTTGTTGCAAATGGATCAACGATCCCAGTGAAGTGGCTGGCATGAAAGTCAGTGCTGTGGATCGTGACCTGAACGGCCGATCAACCACCATGCGTTGGTTGCGTGAACATCCTGCCGAAGCTGAACAGCGTCAGTGGGATATTATGAATCACAATGCCACAGCCGCTGTACGGTTAATCGAGCGTGTGGCCACATTGCCAGCCAATCGCAGAATGGTTCGACTTGGCAGTGAAATGCTACAGGGTTATACCCAGAAAGATTGGATCAACTGGTGGCAACAACCGGAGATTCAAGACCATTGTGCAAAGATATTTGCGCCCATTGGTGAAACTGCCAGACGTCTGGATGTGCGTTTGAGTTTTCACCCTGGACAGTTCTGTGTGCTGGCCAGCGAGAATCCTGGCATTGTTGATCGAAGCATAGAGGAGTTTGAATATCATGCGGACATGGCTAGATGGATGGGCTACGGCAAGTCGTTCCAGGACTTTAAGATCAATGTACACATCTCAGGCAAGCAAGGACCTGCCGGCATTGTTTCAGCCCTTGAACGATTGTCACCAGAAGCCCGCAACTGTATCACCATTGAAAACGATGAAAACGCCTGGGGCATTGACTCCAGTCTCGAACTTGCCAAGCATTGTGCCCTGGTGCTGGACATACACCATCACTGGATCCGTACAGGAGAATACATTCAGCCCGCTGACGATAGAGTTCGGCGTGTGATTGATAGCTGGCGTGGTGTGCGGCCTGCCATGCATTATAGTGTCAGTAGAGAAGATTATTTGGTTGGGCATGATGCAGACACTATGCCAGACATGACCAGTTTATTGGCACAGGGTTATAAGAAACAAAAGCTTAGAGCACACAGTGACTTCTATTGGAATACAGCCGTGAATGACTGGGCCGCTACATTTGCTGATGACTTTGATATCCAATGTGAAAGCAAGGGTAAGAACTTGGCCAGTGGTATATTTGCCAACAAAATAGCGGCCTAAGCCGCTATTTCTTTTCGTTAACCTAATAGATTATTAAGCAGTAGCAGAGTGTGCTATTCTTCCGCTGATGCCGTGCAGGCCGACGGGCAGGGTATTATTGCTATCAATCCATTGTGTAAATGGAAAGCTTGCTAGAGTAGACGTTAATGGAAATGAGCGGTTTTCATCAATCTGCAGTAATTTAAATTTGTTTGCATTATCATATGCTGACAGCGCATCAAATCCGGCTAGTACTTGTGCATCAGTGAAAAATACTTCTCGGTCGGCCAGTGTACTAAATTCAAAAAATAGTGACCGAACATTGGAATCAGATGACATGGTGTTTCTCATTTGTACTATCTTATCGGGTAAAAAATATGCAGTTTGTATATAATTCCACCAGGTAGCATCAATTTCCATATGTGGAGCATGGGTTGGCCTTGGCGGTGGTAGTCCTACTTTAATTTCAACGAAACTAAAATGTAAGTTGTTTTTTTCTATCATGGTTGTTATTTCCTTTACGATGGACCATTTAATGGCCATTGGGCACTTGCCGTCATGTCTATTTATCACGGCTGGATCAATTTATCCAAATTAGTGCAATTTTCATTAAAACGGGTGATAACTATGTTGCGGTGCAACATATATAATGTTATACTAGTGAAAACACTGATAGTGTTTCTACTAGTGGTAGTGCTCATTAGAGGCTACCAAACATTTGCTTAATAAAGGAAAATAAAATGTTCACTGAAATCACAAAAACTTTCGAATCAAACCAAAAATTGGCCAAAGAATTGACCGCACAACTGACAGGTGCATCAACAGCATTTGCAAAGACACTATTAGATGTCAATACGCAATTGGCCGAAACATTCAAAGCACAAGCTGTAGAAGCTTACAAGAACTTGGAAGCATTCAAAGTTCCTGGCTTTGACACCGTTGCTAAAAGTAAAAAATCCGGCGAGTAATTAACTCCGGGCAGATACAACTACGGTGTCGGCCAAAAGCCGATGCCGTTTTTCATTTATAAGGACACACGATGTTATTAGAAAGAATGTTAGAAAGGTTAGCAGAAATGTTTCCAAGCTCTAACTATCAAAGCCGCCTAGACGCTTATCTAGCAGACAAAGGCATTACCGATGCCGCTCAGTTGGAAAACTACATCCGACAATTTAACTATCAAAAGGAAAAATATCTATGAACTCAATCTTAAACTCAATTTGGTCAGTGTTAGAAGCATTTGGGCAAGCTCGTGCCGCTGCCAGTCTTGCTCGTCAGGGCAGAATTGATGAAGCCAAAGCTGTGTACAATGGACAACAATGATCCAGTAGAATCGGTGGTCAAACACATACACATTGTACTGCCCATTGTGGGTGCTGTACTGATGTTTATGTTGGCATTTATTGCCATCACCATGGCTTGATATGTTCATGGAATAACCAAAAGCCTCTGCTAAATATACTGGAGGCTTTTTTATGCACTTTAGAGAAATTGTTGAGTCATCGGGATACATTGCTAAAAACCGCAAGGAAGCCGTAGACCCACGCTGGAGTAGCAGTTTGACTGCGGATGTACACACAGATACCATGCGTAAACAATTGGCCGCATTTTATCCTACATCTGCACCTGCTGACGGGCAAGTTCAAGTCAAAGAAGCAAAAACAATGAAAAACAAACAATTACAAGAAGGCCAAGCCAGCGTCAATGTTCAGCAAGAATATGATGTCAGTCGTATTCAAAAACTTGCTGGAATTCAGAATTCCACAACAGTGGCAGGCACTCCTGTTGCTGAACGCATCAATGATGAAATTTACAGCGAAAAGGCCACGGAACTTGCGGCCGAACTAGAACAACAAGTTGAGCAATTGACACGAGCACTGGATGAAATTGAACAGACTATCAAATTCCACTTGCCAAGAGAATACGCCAACATGAAGGACTATACCATTGCACATATCAAAGCCGCAGTTGGTGGTTTTGGTTATGCAGAGAATCGTATGTCAAAATCTTTTGCCAGCCTAATAGAAGACCTAAACGAACACGGTTACGAAGACGAAGATGAAAATAAGTGAACTTGGCAGCGGTAAAACTTTAATCACGCAACTGCCGGTTGATGCGCCGGGCAACAGAATTGATGGTAAAAAATACCATCAAGCTGATGATGTAGACCACTCGCACATTGCTGACCTGCGTAGACTGGCCGGCCTGACATTGGGCACAGGCAAAGACCAAAGTGGCATAGACAGTCCACTCACACATGGCGGCAGCGAAAGAGCTGAATATCAACGCAAGAACCACATTGAGCCAGGAACAGAAGCTTGGTTCCGATTATGGTTTGCAAGACCAAGACTAACAGGCGAAAACCCATATGGAAACTAATCCAAATCCTGATCAATACCCAGTATACCCAGAAGACGATGGTACGGATCGACCACGAAATCCCTACAGTCCTGTATAAGAACACACTACCTTAGGACCTTATGGTTTTCAGTGTGGGGCGGCTACTGCCCTGGAACAAGTAGGAGTCGTGCCCGAAAGTTCCTAAAGTGTGCATTTTTGTTTTGTTAAATAACAGTATGATAACACTAGAACATGCTGAAATAAATTGGTTGTTAAACGGACATTGCAAGCTTCAATGTTCATATTGTCGACCCGAATGGAAAAACGGGCCAGCTGATAGACCGTTACAAGATTACCTAGAAGTTATTAAAAAACTTCAACTAACACGCTATTGTCACTACACTAAAGTACTTTGGAAACTTGGTGGAGGAGAACCTTTGCATTTTCCGTATCTTACCGAAGTACTACAGGCAATACGGGCTTGGCCGTCAACTATTAGATTGGATACCAGTGGCGACGATACATACTTTGCGTTATATCGGGTATTACATTTAATTGACTGGTTACATCTGACATATCACGAATGGCAAAATGATGATGTAGTTGGATTCATCTTAGATGAATGCAAGTCAAGGAACAAAAAAGTAACAATGGAGTTTCCTTTAATTCCTAGCCGCATTAACGAAACTAGAGAAAAGATAAAATATTATCAACAGCTAGGACTTGAATGTACGGAACAAATATTGTACGAGCCAGACGGAAGATTTATTAGGGCATACAGCCAAGTTGATGTTAATAGAATTTTCAGTCGCAGTGATGAAGCAACAACAGAAGACACCACTCCGGTATACACTGATTTAAGCATTATAAATTCTATTGATCCTGTGTATACTGGACTCCCGTGTTATGCAGGTGTTGATTGGATTCATATAAATCCAAAGGGATTTGTATCGTATAGTGAATGTGGCGGCCGTAATGAACACTTTAACGCATTTGATACAAATTGGCATGCTCCTGGTGATCACTTTGCTTGTACCGTGGGCCAATGTAGAAGTGAGAACGATCGTAAAAAAATACGGATCTCCGAAACCATGTTTGCAAAAAAATAGCATTTTTCCAAATGCCCAGATTCTGGACAATCTGTCAGTGAATACGCTATAAGTATTGGCATAGGAGAACTACTAATGAAAAAATTCATTTCAATCTTGTGTTTAGCTATGGCCGCATTAAGCGTACAGGCTAAAGACACCATTACAATCGTTTATGCTTGGGGGCCAGGCGACTCTGTTGCCAACTACCATCGCACCATTGCCAACGAAGCAAACAAAATCCAAGACAAATACACCTTTATCTTTGATACCAAGCCAGGTGCTGGTGGCGCTATTGCCGCTAACCATGTGTTGAATACACCTGCTAATATTTTGGCTCACAGTACAGCATTCTTTGTTCGTCCTGTTGTGTTCCCAAATGAAAGCTATGACTTGACCAAGTACAAAGAACAATATGTTCACTGTATGGCTCCAATGGCAGTGACCAGTACCAAGTACAAGACTGTCAAAGATGTGCCAACCAACGCAAGTGTTGGTATCAGTGGCTTGGGTGTTACCACACACTTGGCCGCCGTTGAGTTACAAAAGCGTTACCCACAGTTGAACATTGTTCCATTTAAGAGCACCAACGACAGCATGTTGAGCATGGTATCAGGTCAGACTGATTTGCACATTGGCTTTATCAGCGAAGCTGAACAGTGGAGCAAGGAAAATTCCCGTGCAGAGCGTAAGGTCACTGTGTTGGGCATCACAGGTAGCAAAGTTGTCAATGGATATACTCCATTGGCTCGCCAAGGTTTTGATGCCAGCTTTGCTGACATGAATGTTGGCCACCACATGTTGCTTCCAACCGGTGTTGATGAAGCCAAGCGCAAAGAGTTCCATGATATCTTTACCCGGGCATCAAAGACAGATGCAGTTCGTGCGGCCTATGCTGTTGACTATTGCGAACCACAAACTGTTGCTTATGATGGATTGGACAAGTTCTTTGCTTTCCATACAGCATACTGGAAAAAGCTTGCTAGTCAGATCAAGCTAGAAACCAAGTAATGAGGATTATTTGGTTTGTTCTAGGGTTGTTGTTGACTGCCAATGTGTTGGCCGCTGAAAAAATTTATGTGCAATATGGGGCGGCCGCAAGCCAATCAAATTTTGGCTCTTATGTAAAAATGTTAGAAGTTGCAAACACCATCCAAACCAAGTACCAATTTATTTTAGAGATCAAACCAGGTGCCAATGGCGTCCTGGCTCTGAGAGCAATGGATCAAAGCCCAGAAAATCGGCTGGCATCTGTTGCTCCTGCGTTTATTGAAAATGCCAATGCTGGCATGATCAATGATAGGGACTATGTCCCTGTCGCCGCTACCGGTGACACCTGTTGGGGCATTATTACCAATGTTGGAAATACTGCTCAAGGATTGGCCAGCCTAAAGGGTCAGAAAGAAATCACAGTGGGTGGCACTGGCTATGGCAATGCCGCACACCTGACATCACTGGTATTGGGCAAAGCGTATGGTTTTAAAGTTAGATATATTGTTTACAAATCAAACTACGATGCACTCAGAGACATGGCCAGCGGGTTGGACATTAACTTTGTAATTGAAACTGTGCAAAATTATCAAACCTTTAAGACAAGGCTTCCGCAGATGCAATTGCTGGGAATAAATTGTCCCAAGCGTGTGGCCTCAGTGCCCGACATCAAAACAGTCCGAGAGCAAGGATTTGACACACCAAGTATTTTCTTTGGCACAGTTGCCCATGTTAAAATGCCAGCAGAAAAGCGCAAAGAAATTATCAAAATACTAAATGAAGCAGTGATTAAAACAACCGCAGATTTGGCACTGGCTGACATTATTCCTCCACAGAGTTTTACTCCGCCCATGGACCCTGTTGAATTTATAGAAAAACGCTGGATGTTGATGCGGGTTTTAACTCACCAGTTTGCCCAAGAAATTAACTCAACAAAATAATTTTAAATGGCCTTTTAACTGGCTTGTGTCCTAGTTTGTATAAATAAGCTTGAGCCGACAAGCTCATCTAAAACAGAGGACATTATAATGACAACAAAATTAACATGGGTTCTAGCACATGAACCGTATGATTTATTTTTAAGAGCCGCTGAGAAATTCTCAAAGGAAGTTAACGAAAAAACTGCTGGCGCATTTGAAATCGAAATTCTTGGTCTACAAGAATACGCTGACAAATACCAAGCAGGTAAAACAATTAACAACCGCTTCGAATTACTCGACATGCTAGAAAGCGGTGAAGTACAATTGAGCCAGATGTATACTACTACATTGGGTCAATTAAGCCAAGACATGTTTGTACTTGACTTACCATTCCTTTTCGAAGGTCACGATCACGCAGAGCGTGTATTAGATGGTGCCATTGGTCAACAGTTATTTGCCAAGTTAGCCGAAGAATCAAAAGTTCAAGGTTTAGCTTTCACATACTCAGGTGGTTTCCGTATCATTCCAGCCACAGAAGCTGTTGAAAAGTTAGAAGACCTACGCGGTATGCGTGTTCGTATTCCAGCTAGCCCAGTTGCCAAAGATACATTTGAAGCAATCGGTGCTGTTCCAGTTGAAATGGCCATTGAACAATTGGCAGGCGCTTTGGCTTCTAAAGAAGTTGATGCTGGTGAAAGCACATACCCACGCATTTATGGTATGAAGCAAGCCCAACATGCCAAGAGCCTGGTTCACAGTGAGCACAGCTTGTTCTTGACAAGCTTGATCATCAACAAGGATCTATGGAATTCGTTTGATACAGCAACTCAGCAAATTTTTGCTGATGCCGCGTTAGCTGCCGCTCGCATTGAACGTCAAGAAAGTATCGCTGACATTGCACAAACACAAGCTCGTGCAGTTTCAGAAGGTATCAATGTTGTTCACTTATCAGCAGAAGAGCAAGCAGAATTCAAGTCTGTGACTGCTCCTTTGCATGTCAAGTACGACAGTATCTTTACACAAGGTTTGATCGGTAAAATCAAACTAGCCTAATATCTATTAGGTGGTCCAAAGGGTATGGCTTCGGTCATACCCTTTTTTTATGATCGGTTGACAAGCTGGTTATTCTTTGCTATACTGTACAAACTTAACTCTAGAAAGTGTTTTAATGAGCATGCATTTAGAAGGTCCGTGGCTCAACACCACCGGCAAACGAAAAGGCAAAAAGAAATTTGCCAGTGCAGAACATGCACGAAAGGCAAGAGAATTGGAAGAAAGCTGGCTAGAACTGCTCAAGCGACAAGGTGTAGAGCAAGAAGAACGCAAGCGAAAGCGAGCCATGTCGGCACCCAGTCTGAGCTCTGTGTACAGGTTGACAATACCCGAGGGCCGAAATACCACTGCCCATATCAAAAGTCTCAATAGCGGATTGGGCTCTGCCACATTGGCACCGGCCAAGGTGTACACTGGAGATAAAGTCAAAGGTATTGCAACCATGCACAAAAGCAATGCAGTACCTGTTTTTAGCAATGAGGAAGCAGAGGACATCAGCCGGATGCGTAGGTAAATATTAACTCAGGAGTTCACTATGAAAAAACTTATTTTGGCTTTATCAATTTTAGCATTGTCAGGATGTTCCAGCAGACAGTTGATTCCTGTGGTGGCGGGCGGAGTTGTGGGTTACGCTCTTGGATCTTCTAATAATACTGTTGTTGTAAGACAGCCTGCACCTGTTGTTGATCGAACTGTTGTCATTACCGAATCATGTGCCCGTTATGCTTCGTATGGTGAAAAAGAATCGTGTATGCGTGGTGTACATCAGCGTCAAGTGGAAGAACAGCGCCGCAGAGAAGACCAAGCATATCGCCAAGGTTTAGGACGATAACCAATGACAGTGACAGATGTATTTGACACCTGGTGTACTGAGTACTCTGTAACGCATGAAGAACTGTTGGCTGAGGGAACGGGCGTTTGGCGAGACCGTTTGATCAACCGAGGGCTTCTGATCATCAAAGGACTGCCTCCAACATTGACTGATGCTGAATTTCATGCAGTGGGCTCTAAGTTTGGACAACTATGGACCAGTGAAGAATATATCAAAGCCAGTGTTGGTGATCCAACACTGAATAAAGACATACAGTCGCCGGTGAGTTACTTTAAAACAAAGAACACTCGCTGGAAAGACAATGACATGAAGTATCATGCAGACATGGCACACATTGGAGCAAAGAGTCTGCCATTCCGTGCATTGTACATGGTACGAAGTGCCAACAATGGCAGTGGTGATACCTATTGGTTAAACGCTGAAGTTGCGTATGAGCAATTTACCGAAGTAGAAAAACAGTACTACAAGAATGTTGACATATACCAACATTTTATGTACAGGCCAGGTACAAATATTACCAAGTTTCCGTTTTTGAAAACAAATCCGTATTCTGGTAAAGTAAGTCCTAGAGTAAACTGCTATGGTCCAGAACATACCTGGATTCACCATGTTGATAGGAATGGCATGAAAGTCGAGAAGATGATGGCCTTTATGGAAAATCTATACCGCTTGTGCGAAAGCAAAAAGGATACATTTTACAAACATCATTGGTCCAATGGCGATATATTAGTTTATGACAATTGGAATGGTGTGCATCGCAGAGATCCAATAACATTTGATCCAGGTGAACCAGATAGATTGCTCAAACGATTGACCTTTAATTGACAAACAAAAACCGCCCCTTTAAGGGGCGGTTTTTTAATACAATTAATACAACTAAGAATTAATATGGATTGTAGTTTGGCAAGTCAATGACTGTGGTAGTTGATGTAATACCATTGGCAGTATTGTATGCGTCACGGGTGGCAATGTTTCCCTGGATAGTTGTGTTTGCTTGCCATTCAGCATAACGCTCTGGGTTAGGGAAAAATAGTGTACGGATTTTGACAAGACCGTTACCGATATTTCTTTCACCAATCACGGTGGCACTTGGCTGAGCTTCAAGCGCGGTTTTGTTTTCAGCAGACAACAGATAGAATGCTGTAGAGGTGTCGACTCGTTTTTGTTTTATAATTACTAATTTGCAGGCCATAATAATGTGGCTCCTTAAATGTTTATGCAAAATCATCTGCATCTTTTATTTAGTAAAACCCTACTTTTTGTCTAAATTAGGGCTAAAAACCCGTAAAAATAGCGGGTTTTTATGTGGTAAAAACACAACAAAAAGTACTGCTTTATTGTTGTAAAAATACAACAAAAATAGGCTCAAAAAAGTCAAAAAACGCCCTGAAAACGGTTGACGAGTGGACCTAAATACGCTATAATAATAACATGAACTGCAAAAACACTCCAACACAACGCAAGCGCCGCACCGATCGCAACCATGCGATATATGAGCTGTTCTGCGAAGTCACTGGCGACAGCTACATTGGTATCACTGTAGTTGATGGCTCTGCATTGAGCTCCGTGCGTGGACGCTTTAACCGTCACCTAAGCCGTGCCAATACAGAAAGCAAGAACTGGAACTTGTGCGAAGCACTTCGTACATATGGTCGTGAAGGCTTTACACCTTACTTGTTAGAAGTTGTGCGTGGTAAGACAGCGGCTCATGCTCGTGAGCGTGAATTGATTGCAGTCATGCAACCAGTGCTAAATTCGTTGTAAAAATACAACACTATTTCGGTTGACAGTAGGCCCAATCCACAGTATAATATACACATAAACAGCAAAAAGGAACTTGAAATGTCATATGTAATCGTTGCTAAAGGTACTGGTTTAATCGTAACAGACGGTCCTAACAAGACCCGTGCTTACAAAACTTTTGGTGCCGCTCGTGCTACCAGGACTCGTCTGTGTAACAAAGCAGGTTGGACAGAAAACCAACTGAACATTGTGGACCGTGCTACATACACGGCACCCAAGATCACTGTGAAGAATTTGATGACTGGCTTGCCAGTGGAAATTGATGCAGACACACCGTGGGCTTGCCGTGTAGACAGCGAAGCATACTGGAGCAATTAACGGTTGACCAAAACGGTTTGATCCAGTATAATACTTACATACTAGCAAAAAGGAACCAAAATGTTTGCATACAAAACCCGTAATCCAGTTGTAGTTGATGCTGTTCAAAAGGTTGCCGTTGATGCACTGGTGGCTGTGGTGGATCAGCTGGGCCAGCGTGATCAAGCTTTTGCTGGTTCGCTGATTGCTGGCTTCAATCGCTTTGGCAAACTCAGCGACAAACAATTGCCCTGGATTGACACTCTGACTCAGCGGGCTACCACTCCCAAGCCTGCTCCAGTTGCCTATGTGACTGTGGACTTTAAGGCCATTCAAGACCTGTTTGATGTGGCCAGCCAGACCATGAAGCGCATCAAGGTCCGCTTGCAGACAGCTGACGGGCAGGCTGTGGTGTTCAATCGTGCAGGCTCAATGAGCAAGTATGCAGGCCAAATCATGATCACAGACGGTCAGCCCTTTGGGCAGAACAAGTTCTTTGGTCGTGTTGATGTCACTGGCGAGTTCTTTGCCACCCGTAGTGCCACGCAGACGGTTTGCGAACTGGTAAAAGAGTTCAGCGAAGATCCTGCACAGACTGCAGGCCGCTATGGCAGGCTCACAGGTGGTTGCAGTTTTTGCAGTCATGGCTTGAAAGACGAGCGTAGCACACAAGTGGGTTATGGTCCTGTGTGTGCAAAACGATTTGGTTTGGTTTGGGGATAAGGAGTAGTTACCATGAAAGATTTTGTAATGCCTGAGAAGGTGGCATTGGACCGTGTGGGCACCGTTGAAATATCCACTATCAAATTGAACTCTGCCGGCCGTGGATGGGAAACCTGCTTGTTTTATGACAATGGCGATAACAATGTTGTGGCCACTTACGACACCGAAGCTGAAGCAGTAAAGAACCACAAATTTCTGGTTGAACATGAACAGGCTCATTTGAATGTGAAAATGCGTCACATCGGCGACTAGTACTAAAATACACAATACCCTGGCCGTTGACAAGGGCATTGTTTTGTGTTATACTGACTACTCTTTATACAAAAGGAGAGACAGTATGCAAGCTAAAAACTTTATAAGCAAATACACAAGTGCAAATAATCGCAAAGCATATGGCAGTTTTTATAATATAAAAGCCACAGAAAAATGGGTGGAGTATATGTTAGACATAACAGATATGAACCGTGTATTAATGAGCCTGCCGTTTAACGATAAAATGCGTATGCTAGACGCATTAGAGGCGGCAGAGCGCAAGCGAGATTATATGTATCGCCATCCAAATTTTAATTTTACAAAAGCCACCCGGTGGTACGAGATGGCAAAAGATTTACCTAAAAAATAATTGACATTACTGCAAAACTGTAGTATACTACAGTCATGCTAAATTTTACTTTCACAGTTGGTAGTCCTTTTCCAGAGTTCTTTAAGAACCTGGGATGTTGGTCTGGTGGACTTGGATCACATTGGGCCTGGGAAGTTGAACACACCTATTACAGTCGAGAATTGATCAGTATTGAATTTAGTTTAAAACAACGACAGGATCATGCAGGCCTAACAGTTTGCCTGGGACTGTTGGGATATGCTGTGAGTGGTAGAATTTACGACACACGGCATTGGGACAATGAAACCAACGATTGGAGAGTGTGATGGCAGGCTGGAACACAATTGAACGCATTCGTAGGCTCGAAGCAAAAGTGGCCAAAATTGGTTTTAAATTCAATAAATCAAAGCACAGTGATTTCACTGATGACCATGGCGCACTAAGCCTTGTGCCCATAGACAGCATGGCCCTGCCGATCTACTGTAGAGATGCTGAACTGTTTGTGGGCAGTATTGAACGACTAGAAGATTGGCTTGCTGGTGTGCAGTGGGCTAGAGATTATGATTGTATGCTAAAGTTAAGCGATGATGTTAAACGAGCCAAAAAAGAAGATGATGTTCGGGCTCGTGCAATGCTTAAAATATTGGCAGGCGAAAAGAATGAAAAGAGAGACAATTGACGCCTAAATTAGGTGATTTTTAATTGACGGCATAATTACATTATTGATTAAAGGAAGTACAATGGCAGATATTATTGATGACGCACAAGAAGCAATGGAAGCCGCGGAAGAACTCCGCAGGGCTTTGGCCAAGGAATTCGTTCCGATTCGCACGGGCTTTTGCCTAGAGTGCGAAGAACCAACAAAGTTTACATTTTGTTGCGTGGACTGTCGCGACCAACATGAGCTTCGCGAAAAGATGAAGGCCATCAACGGGCAGGGTTAACCGCCTTGCTTGTAGGTCACTTTCCAACCAGTTGTGGTTTTAATGTAGCCGGTTTTAACAGGAACCCAATCAGTATTATTTTGTTTGACAAATATACTTTTGACTTCTTGCCAGTTGCCTGATGGTTCCTTGGAAAATGTTTTGCTGACATTTGTAATGTTTGCACTGGACTTTAAATAGGCAACGCCAGCAGTAGATCCAAATAAAGATCTGTCAGAGTAGTCTGCGCTACCACCTCTGTTGATGACAGCGGTATTGGCTGAACTCACAATCCACTCTTTGACCTGGGCTGGTGTGGCAGTAGGATTGGTCTGCAAATACAATGCACACATGCCAGCAATCTGCGGACTGGCCTGGCTTGTTCCAGTCATTTTAGATACTTTATAGGATGTATTTTTTGGATACGCAGGGTTAGCAGTTACACGACTACTGCCAGCACTGACAATATGTGTTCCAGCGGCAAATACATCAACATCTGGACCAGCACAAGAACTACTATTCTTTTGTTCTATTGTTTTGGTTGTGTTAAAGAAAACTTCACTTAAATTTCCAACACTAATAGATTTAGCAGACTTTGGACTGCATCCTCTGTTGTAATAATACTTGGTGCTGTCTCCACCTATCTGCATGTAGTTGTCATAATCTGCGCCACCGGATCTATCATTTTTGGTTCCAAAATTTCCAGCACAATGACAAACAATTATTCCATGGTCTACAAGATTTTGTATTCCATAATCGTCAATTTGCCTTTCAAATGCCATACCCCTGTCAATTCTAAGTCCTGTTTCATTGATAATTCTACTATTGATGTTTGCATCAGCCATGGCGTAACCAGTGCCTAGATAGTTGACCGGAGTTCCTCTATAAACAATATTGGTTAGTTTATTTGCAACAATCCGATTTTTCATTTCTGTTGCGCTCTGAATAAAGTATCCCCAGCTCATATTAACCACTGTTGGCCTGCCATTTGTTTTGGCTTGATGCCAACGAAGTATTCCTTCAAAGTGGTCAAAAGGACCGGAAGGATTGGCACTTGCCCAAGTACCAGGTGCGTACAATGAATAGATGTCAGAATTTTTTGCCCAGCCGTAATTCTTTCCTGCGGCAATGCCTGCTACATTGGTGCCATGGCCGTTGTTATCAACATAGCCGCCCTTGTATTGCAAAGGTGCATATACGGTGCCCCACTCAATTTGTCGAACACGACTAACACCATTGGCATCTGTAAATTCTGGATGGTCAACTTGTATACCAGAATCTGATATTAGTACATCTACTCCTGTGCCATCCAATGTGTATTGATATTGTGCAGTTGAATTATTTGTTGTGTCAATATTGCTGTGTCTAGTCAGTCCCCAATTTACCTTACTTGCCCAGGGAGAATCTCCACTTCTAGAGAAATTACCGTCTTGTACGGACATTGGCCCAATGCTAACATTAGGATTGTGTTCGACTGGGATATCTACTTCTGCAACTCTAGCATCGTTTCTTAGCGCATTGGCTTCTTCATCTGAGAGTTCATATTCACATAGTCTAGGAAATAATTCTCGACTGTTGATGATGGTGGCTGGTCGTTTGGGAATGTACGGTGATGCAGATACGCCAGTGGCCA